TTGCGATCGCACGCGGCGTTGTTTCTTTCCTCCTGCTCTTCACGCTGCCGCTCTGCCGCCTCATACAGGCGGTTCGACCGCCCCAGCGTGTCGTAGATAATCTCAAGCGCATCCTCACGCGGCACCTGCTGAAGTGTGAAAAGCGTGTAGGCCGCGTCGCCAGACAGGCCAGAGCGCTCATATGCCTCTTCCGCAGTGATGGTGCCTTTTTCCACCTCATCTTGCAGATCTAACGCCTCGGCCAAAGCGACAGCGATGGATGGATTGTCAAACACAAGAGCCTGCGTTGCGTTGTTGGCAATGTTAACAGCAAGCCTTTGCCTGTTAGTTTGACTTGTGCCGCTGCCCGATGTGCCGCTACGGGTGGCCGCGTCTTCATTTGTGCGAACTGTAATGATCGCCATTTCATAATCTTCTGGCGTTGCATTAAACGGATCAGACAGTTCAGTCTCAATAGCACGCAAACGAGCTGCTTCAGCCGCTGCCACACGCGCCCTGACGCGAGTGTCAAGCGCGCCGCGAAGCTGAAACCGCTTGGTCAGCTCAGACTGATTGAACCGCGCGCGGAACTCATCACGGGCCGATCGGCTCTGGATGCTGTCAGCCAAGCGCTCGCGCATGTCGTTGACGTTGTCAGACCAGGTGCCAGTGCCGTCAGGCTTGAACACGTTGTAGATGTCCGAGCTTTCCTTGAGCCGGTTGGCCAAGTTCATCATCTCTTCTTCGGCAGCAAGCAAGCTCTCGCTCATCTGCACCTCAACGGCAGCCTTGTGCCGCATTACAGAGTATTGCTGGACCTGGCTGAACGCCTCGCCAATAACGTCGCCCTTGCGCAGCTCTGCCTGAATGAAAGGCTCAGCGCGCATTCGCGCCGTGATCGGACGACCAGGCGCTTCGTTGGACATTTGTGCTTGGCTTCTGAAAACAGGTATTCTCATCTGAATGGTCCAAACTCATATGCTTGCTGGGCCGCTGACCCAAAGGATCTGATCAAACTTGTCGTGCCTGATGCGCGAAGACCTGCAGCCTGGGCGCCGCCCTCCATCCGCGACAGCTCTGCGTTCAAGCGCGCAGTCTCCTGCTCATCCGAGATCTGCATGTTGATGATCTCGTTGTTCATCTCAGCCACGATCCGCTCGTATTCGAACTCACGCGCGTTTTCGCGAATGACCTCAACCGGCGTGCCTTGGCCCATGTCGATGCCAGAATAACCAAACCCAGCCCGAACACCGCCTTGCACGTCACGCTCAAAGAACTTTGCGGCGCGCTTGCCTTCGATCAGAAAGTTGCGGTTGATGATCTCGCGCTGCCGCTCAAGAAGACCGATGTCGCGCTCAATCAGCGTGGCGTTGAACTCGCCGGCGCGGTTTGCAGCATCCGCCGCACGGTCAGCCGATCGCTTGGAGGAAAGACCCCCAAGCAGTGTCGCGCCTAAACTGAGGACTTGAAAGATGGACATGCGATCACTCTACATCATTTGTCGAACGTATTCATCCTCGGGAAGAGGGCAAGCACGCTCATTGGCAAGGGTTGCGTTTGGCGGATGTACAGCCGGTCATCTTCATCATACCCACCAGGAAATTCGATATCTTTGTCACCCGTAAAGAGCGGCACTGCCTGGTCCATTGCCATCGAACTATCGCGGAAAAAGATGCGGTCGTTTTCGCTGGCCGAATTGCCGACCTCGATGCCGACAGTCTCATGCAGTCGCAGCGTGATGGCGTGAATGCGCTTTGGCTTGCCCTGGCTGGTGCCGTCGGCAGATCCTGCCTCAATCCGCATGGTCTGCATGCTGCTGGTGTAGCCGTAGCCGATCGCCGCTGTCGTCGAGTTATACGCCAGTGACACACCCCCGTCAGCGACGACGCGATCAGGGTGAGACGCGCCGTTGGCCAGGACAGTGACTGTCTCGCCCTCAAGGTGATACAGGCCTTTGAGGCTGCCTATCGCCGAGCCATCGTACCGCAGGCCGCTGTCCACAAAGAACGCGCCGGTGGTGACGCCGCCGAAATCAAACGGGCGCATCAGCTCAACGTATCGCTTGGTCACACCATTGATCGTGCGCTTCACGATCATGTAGAGTTCGTCCTCGCCAGTGTCGCTGGGCAGTGTCGCGATGCTTTCGACGATGGCCTGACCGCCGTCGAACTCTCCGCCGATGACGTGCTTGTGCCAAGCAACCACCTCCTCTTCCCTGCGATACGTCACGCCGATCAGAGATCCGTCAGCCCGGATCGCCCAGATCACGCCGTCAGGCTCCTGCTGGTAGGCAAAGGCGCTCAATCCGCCGGCGGTGATATGCTCAGCCACGATCGTGATGTCGGGTGCCTGGTAGGCTGCCACGTTGATATCACCGACATAGCGGAACTCTCGCACCTTGCGGCCACCACGCTGCACGAACAGCGTCACGTCAGCCACCTGCACAGGCTCGATCGCAGCCGAGCCATAGTTCGAGTATTTGCGAATAAGCGTTGTGGTCGGCGTGATCGGGCCATCGCTGGTCGCAGTCAGGACGTATTCGCCGCCGGTGGTGCCGATCGTTAGCACTCGGGTGGCCGACAGGTAGCGGATGGCGTTTACCTGGTTAGAGGCGATCGTGTAGATCAGCGCGTCGTCCGCGCCGGTGCCGGCGGTGAAGTTGCTGTAATCGCCGTTCTTGGAGAACCACAGCGTCTGCGGGTTGTTGTTGGTCGCGCCGTAGACAAGCCGCTGCTCAAAGAACGTCACGACGCTGGGATAGTCGTCGGTGCCAGTGTTAAGAGCTGGGCTTGGCGATCCCGTGATCGTCGGTGTTGCGAACGTCCAGTTGTTGTCTGCAGACCTGGTCAGCGTGCGGATCGCGTAGGACGGATGCACGATAAACATCGTGTCGGCAGACTGCACAAAACGCAGCGCCGGTAAATCAGCCACAGCGTATGGCGTCGCGATGTTATAGATCTCGGTGGCCGTGCCGCCCGAGGTGTAAGCGGTGAACCCGGTCGTGTCGATCGCGTCGCCGAACAGATTGGTCAGCGTGAACGTGTTGGTCGTCGCGTTGGCCACGCGGTAGTTCCGGCCATTCAGCTCGGTCATGCCGGCGACGCTGTCGATATAGATTTCGTCGCCGTTGGAGAACCCATGCGAGTTCGACGTGATGACGCCTGGATCTGCCTGCGTGACGCCGGTGATGGTCTTGTCGGTCGCGTCGATCACCTGCAGGCCGTTGCGGAAAACCCGCATCACCTGATCGCCAAACTCAAGAATGTAGGTGTCGGTGGTCTTGAACTGAAACGGGATCAGGCGCGCAGACTGAGCGCTGTTCTTGATCTCGCCCAGGTACTCAGTGCCAGGACGCCGCGTGACACCACCCTGCGGCATCACCAGCAGGTTGGTCATGTCGGCCAGGCCTTCGCGGTAGGTCTCAAGCGTGACCCGCCCCTCCATCCGGGGGGATACTTCACCTGCAGTAAATGAGCTGAACGCCGGTGCTGATCGAGCCATCAGAACCTCGCTTCGATAAAGTCACTCGCTTCGAGCCTGACGGTGCCGCCTTCTGTCGCGTCGGAGAACCGCGCCTCGCGCAGCTTGCGCTCATACAGCGCGTCAGCGATCTGCACCACGGAGGTGGAGCCGGTGATGGCGTAGGCCGCCTCAGACGCAAGCCGAGCGGCCAGGACAGATGTCAGGCCAGCGTCGTACTGCGTCGGGTCAGTGATACGCGCAACGTATTTGATACGCGCTGTGCCGCTGTCCGTCAGGATGTTGCGGCCCTCAATCACAAAGAATGGCTTGTTGCCCTGGCCGACCAGGTTCTCATACGGGTACGTCATCGACCCGTTCTGGAACTCTAGGACGCGCAGGCAGTAGGGATCGGTCGGCAGTGCGTACTGGTACGCATAGTCAAACGCAGGCGTGTCCACGCTCTGCGCCAAGTTCGCACGACGGATCAGGCAGTTCCAAGGATGCGCGCGAAAAACATCATCGCGGATGTTTTCGAACATCTGGTTCATCACCCGACCGGTTTTTGAGTTCTCGCCAAGATCGGTGATGTTGGATGCGCCGATGATGTTGAGCGCGTTGTTTATAATAGCGACTACGCTGGTCACGCTTCATCCTCCGCACATGGGGAAGCGGGGCAGCCGTAGCCGCCCCGCCTTTGTCTTAGTTGACGATGTACTCGATCTGGAACGAGAAATCGCCAGCCTGGTCGCCAGCCGCAGCGAAGGTGACTGCTACATAGTAGTAGTCCTTCGGGTCGGCAGTTGCGCCCGCATCTTCCCACACCTTCTGGCCGCACTTGTTGATGTCGCGTGCTTCGAACGCGAACTCAGTGAAAGCCGTAGCAGCGCGGAAGTCGGTGACGACAGATGCATACGCATCTACGTCGGCGACAACGCCTGCAGTGGTGTAGAGACCGACGTTGGCCGTCAGCGTGGTGCCGCTGTCGAGATCGTCCGACGCCAGCTTGATGCTGGTGATCGAAGCGTTCGACGGGATCGGCGCCAGCATGACGATGTCGCTTGCGCCGACATCTGCAATCGCCAGAGCGACAGTGCCTTGAGCGATGCGCTTAACACCGTGGAGCTGGTGCGCTGCATTCATCGTCTTGGGCGAAGCCTCGAAGTTCGAGACCAGAGTGGAGTTCTTGGTGGTCATCTAACTTCTCCTTATTCGTCGCAGAGGATTTCAACGACTTTGGCCTCTTCCATGCGGGTCGCGCCGACCGACATGCAGTAGTAGACCTGGGTCGCGTAGCTCTTGTCTGCGCGCTCATCGATGCGTGCGGTCGGCTCTTTGCCAACTGCCAGCTTGATGCCGTCCATCGCCCAAGCAAAGCAACGACGATCGCCCGAGCCGTCAAGGCCGAGACGGTTGGTCGTGACAAACTTGAAGCCGACGTAGGTATCCAGCTCGCCCTTAACCAGCGCGCGAACAGTGTTGTAGTCAGCCGAGGTAACCTCGGGGTCGTCCAACAGGTTCGTGATCTGCTTGGGGGAAACTGCGATGTAACGCGGGATCGAGGGATCAACGTCATTGCTGTCGAGGATCTCTTTGGCTTCGATCAGCTTGGCCAGCGTCAAGCCAGCAGCGCCAACGGCGATCTGGTTGTTGCTGTCGAACACCGTCGAAGTGGTGCCGTCCTTGCCAGTCAGCGAGGTGCCGAGGGCAGCCGAGATGATCACGTCATCCATTGCCCGACCCATTGCAGCCGCAGCAGCGCGGGCGTAGGTCGAAGTCGGGTCAACGAGCAGACGCACTTTGTCCTGATCGTCGATCAGGTCGGCGTACTCGTAGTCCGACATGGTGACCATGCGACGCGAGTGGGGCGTGTCAATGAGCGGGGTGTCCGCGTGACGGGTAGTGCGCAGGACAGCAGCAGCGCTGCCAACCTGGTCGAAGAAGGCTTTTTCGCCGTTCACAGTTTCCACGTCCACCGCATTGCGCAGCAGCGAACCCATCTGCTGAGACAGCATCTGGATGTTCGAGGAAAACTGATTGACGAATGCCGTGGTGATTTGAACCGACATAGGTCTCTCCTTAGAGTTGGTTTCCAGTTTTCAGCGCCTTGGTTATCCTAGCGGGCCGTGGCTGCTGCTTACGGCAGCTACTCGACCGATCTGATCGGTGTGACCTGCGGGTCCGAAGATTATCCGCTTCACGACGCATATTCAAAAAGCCTGCTGACCTCTTGAACATATGTGTCATGTTCAGGATGCATCTTATCAAAATATGGACCGTCTAGTCTAGTCATCTCTGCAATGCGCACTTTAGCTTCCTGCGGGGTCATAATCAGCTCACTGGTTTCACCCAAAAGCTTGTCCTCGCCGATCTGCTCAGCCAGCTTTGCAAACATGCGAACGACCTGCGGATGGTCGCCCAACATGCGCCCATCGGACAGCTCGACCTCCTCCAGCAAAGACGCATCGCCAAGCAGCTGCGTGGCAGCGTTGTACGCCAGCGCCATGCGCTGTTCAAACGCCTGGCCAAACTCCTGACGCAGCTCCTGCTCAGCCTCGTACACCGCTTTCTCAGTCATTTCAGACCGCGATGTGCTTGCGCCGGTGACCGTCTCTTCAAGAAACTTGGCCATCCGTTCGACCTGGCGATTGTTCAGCCCGGCCTCAAATGCAGATTTCTTAAAGCTCTCAAGCTCGTTATCTGCAAACACTTGCTTTTCGAACTTCAGCTCGTACTCAGACGGCGCTTGCGGGCGGCCCAGCTTGGACCACACATTCGCCCAGTCTTCATCAGTTGCCGACTTGCCTGGCAACGGGATCTTGTCAGCACCGATCATACGCTGCGCATGCACATAGCTCTTCGCCAGGGACGCAGGGTCGGTGAAATTGCGCAGGGATGGCTCCACGCGCAGATCTTCCGGCAGGCTGTCAAGAAACCCAACCGGGGCTGCAGCCGGGGCTGCGGTAGCGACGCCTTGAGATCCAGTATCCTGGGTTGTCTCTTCGCTCATTTTCTTTCCTTCTCTTCGGACAGCATTCGGACGATCAGCAGCACTGCTGCGCGCTGTCCTTCATTAAAAGCTGATGTGTGTGGATCGCCCGAAACAAATGTCGTCGCGCCAAACGAAAAGCGCTTCATCAGATCGTCCAGCACGCGCTGGCCGTCGTCAGTGTTAAACGTGCGGCGGTATGCCAGCTTTAGCTGCTCAACCTGCTTTTGGTCCATCATTGCTGCTGCATCCCTGCCAATGCTTTGACCATCGGCGCCGCATTACCCAATGCTTCAGCCTCAAGCATTCCGGCCTCGCCTTCAGCCTGGGCTTGCTGCTGTGCCTGCGCCTGCCGGCGCATCCGCGCAACCTCTTCGTCAGACCTGATCACCGTCGCCGGGATGCCCGTCGTATCGACCAAGTACTTAACCAGCTTGTCGCTGTCCAAGTAATCCATGACCGGCGCAACCTCGGCGATCTGCATCATCACCTCAAAGCCGCGCAGCATCGATTGCAGATCCGTCAGCTTCTGCGCCTTGGCCAGCGGCGATACATACTCGATCTCAATGTCCTGGCCTTGCAGTTCTTCCGGCGCAGGCGGCAACACACCGTTGCGCAGCAAGATGCCAAACACCCGCGAGATCAGCGGCTGCAACATCTCAGACTGCAAGCGCCCAAGCACAGGCCCAAGCAGGCGCATCTTTTCCTCGTTCCGCTGCAAGACCTCGGTCGCCGTCATGGTTTGACCCTGCGACAGCAAAAGCTGATCGACATAGAACGCCTGGCGGATCGCATTGCGCCGCTGCTCTTCCATGTTCAACCCGAGCGGGTTGTTCGCGCCGATGTTGAGCGGCTCCATCCGATCGCGCGTGCCGGCCCGGTAGAAATTCAACGAGCCAGGTGTGGTCCTGATCGGCATGATAAAGCCGTCATCCGGCACCATCAGCGGCGGGTCGATCTGCTTTTGCGCTGCCCGGATCGTGACCTCAGACATCTTGTTAAGCATTTTCACATCAGGCAGCGCCGTCATTGCCGGCGATCGGCCATAGACCGACACGCTGTCTTTCACAAAGCGCGGCACCATAAACGGGAAATCGTCAAAGCCGCCTTCCGATAGCAGCGCCTTGCTGTCCATGTGGTAATAGATTGACGCGATCGCCTTGTTCTTTGCCGCGCGCCCGGTCTTGCCGGTACGGGGGTAGACCGCATGCAAAATCGTATGC